GATACTTTTAATGATAGGTCGTTCTTTACGTCTTTCTATGGATAGACGATTTAACTCCTCCGGATTTTCTCCTGAAGCTTCCAACTCCTTTATTCGTTTACAGAGCATCGTAAATCTTTTGACCCTTTCCAACGCGGGTTTGAATGGATCGGTTTCCGGTATTTCTGAGAAATTGTCAGTTTTGTTTTTTGGGCTTCCACTTTCAGGAACCGCATTGGCACCACAAACAGGACAATCAGTTCCGGGTTCGCCGCCGAACTGTGTTCCACAATCATTATCTACACATTTTAGATTAGTTTTCATATTTTCGTCTATTGTTACATCCATAGAGGTATTTATTCTAGCTTTTTTCCACAATTTATGGAGAGCAATCGCTGCTAAATCTCTGGATTTAAACATTTTTTCATAAAAATTCGCAGGTATAGTTTTTTTTCCAGACGGAAATTCTACAATGCCTATTTTGTAGCCATCCGGTTCAGGATTGATAATAGTACCTAAATAGATATTGTTGTAATATACATCAAAATCAGGGCCGAAATGCCAATCCCACCCATCAGCAAAATGAGATTTTACTTTTTTCTCTCTAAATTTATACGGCTCATTCATACATATTGTCGTAGTTTACCAATGGTTTCTGTGGCGGTTTTATGGAGTATGCCGATGCCGCCTTTCCTAGTCCATTCTTGGATGACCACTTCAGTATCATCTATAATTATGTCTCCCTTCCGTGCATAATGTCTCTTTTTGTGTTTGTTCTGTACTAGGATAATATCATCTTCACGGAGAGATGGGATATTTTTACTTAACCACATCCGTTTTCCTGCGCTAGTTTGTTTGTCTTGTAGGTCGGATTTTCCTAGTGCACTGAGGATTTTGACTTGCAGAAAGTTTTGGGTTATGAAATTCCAAAGTTCTCGGCCGCCGGAAAGCCAAGGAAGTTCTGAAAAGAATTTAGCCTTACCATAACCACTGATGATTTTCCACAATTCATCGTCGGAAATAGCGTTGATATTAAGATTGGAGATTTTTTGGAAGTGACCCTCAAAGTCGGCCAACACTCCATCCATATCTACATAAATTATGCGATTTGGATTGGATTCAGGTTCTTGGTTTTGTTGTAATGCTAAGTCTGCCATAGGTATAAATATCCCCAAAAAATAAAACAAGTTGACAGATATGGGGTTCCCCCCTTATAATCCCCCTGTAAAGCTTAAAGCTATAAGTTAAAAAATAAAGTACAATAAAGAAGTACAGTACTAAAGCAGTACAGCTTGTACTCAGCCCAGAATTTACTCTTCACTGACAACTTTGACCTTGTTATGAAGTATCCCAGTGCAGACCTCATTAAGATACTCAGAGTATTCCTCAGAGTCTAACTCAGTCCAAGCTGAACTTGACCACGGCTGGCCGTAATCAGGCCCCGCTGCGACATGGGCAAGGTTTCCGTCGTCGTAAGGAACGAATTTCGGTTCGTAATTTGACGAATTGTGTTTCATAAACGCTAACGCTTATAAATATCAATAGGCGTTTCGTCAATAAGTAAATTCGTTCAGAATGAAGTAATTTTTTCCAAGAGCCATCAAGGCTATTTCCACTTCTTTGAGACATTGTTCCAGTCCGCCCCCGGTCAAAACTATGTTGTTGTAACTCTTTAGAAAGTCCATCAAGTCGGGTATATTAATCATTTCTCCTGAATGTTGGAGAAGTTCAATAAGATCTTTACGATCCACTGGATGTTTTTGGCCACGGATGTATTCTTTCCACATCTTTCTATCAAGTTCCCGTGAATCGGTGATGTTATTTCGCATCATAAACTTTACGAAATCTACCACATCACCTTCATCAATTCCGACATTCATACAGGAACGGAAAAAAGCATATCCCTTATCGTAAAATCTCGAACCGTCAATAATTTCTTGTTCCAATCCATTCTCAGCAAGCCAATCTTTATATTGTTCCTCAGTGGACATATCCAATGTAGTTTTCCCATTATATAAGAAAACAAGATTATTCACTTCAGAAAAACTAAGGGTAAGAAACTGAATCCACTTCGCTGTTTTGAATCCAAACCACTTTTCATATTCGGGTTGAATATCAACACAAATCAGTGTCTTACCGGAAATGTTGGCTTCTGTAATAAGTCGCTTCATATTACCAGCCGATATTCCAATCAAATTTGGTGACTTTGGAAAGAGGCACCTGAATAGCATCTTCAACTCCAGAAATTCGTAAAACGACTTGTGGCATAACTGACATTCTTTGTCTGCGCATTCCCTGGGATCCCCGTATCATTTTAACAAAATCTATAACTTTTCCTTGATTACCGCCATACGGACCATAATCATCGTCTATTTTTACAAAATCACCTTTTTTGATTTCACCGCTATTTTCCCGTAGTATAATCTTAGGTTCACCATCCGATTCATTTACCGTCTCTGACCCCCTAACCTTCTCAATGACCTTCTGTATAGCAGCGCCAGAGTGTTGTAGCAGTGCTTTAAGACCGAAGTGTAAAGGAGTAGGCCATTGACCAAACTCCACCCATTTAAAGTTTTCAGTTTCCCAGTTTAAGTTTGGGGTAAATTCATCATCAACTACGGCTAAGAAATTATAGTATTTAAAACCACTTTTCTGGTCATGGAAAATATACAGGGGAATCATAAGGATATCACCACCCCTGTATCCCGCTTCTTCTTGGACTTCCCGTTTAGCCGCTTCCTTTGGGTCTTCTCCTGAATCAATCGCTCCGCCCCAAACGCCCCAAGTATTCGGTTGTTCTACGTAAGACGATCTAAATGGAATCAAAAATTTTCCTGTTGATTTGGCAAGGATAATCGCGCCTGCTCCCTGTTTTCCCCAAAAACCTGTTTTTCTTAAAGCCTGTCCGTGTTCGTAATCGCTCATATATTTTCAACCTTTACAATATTAGACCAAGGAATCACTTGATCAGTGATGATTTCATAACTCACATCCGAAGGAAACAAGTCTATATTTTTCGGATTGATAGTAAGCAAAACCAATTCATCATTGTCTGAAAATTTATCTCCCAACCAATTCATCATAGCATCTTCCATCTCTTCCTTCTTATTGAACAGGAAAACCACAGCGCCAAAATCCGTCATTCCTGTAAACTTATTGCTGGGTAAGATACCATGTTTTTTTATGGTAGGAAGATTCCTTTTTCTGGTCACATGATAAACGACACCTTCCGGTACCAAATTCTCACCGATGAGGTTTTTCAATTTAATCATCATACTCTTCTCCAATCATTTATTTCATAAATTTCGTCTTGTGGTTTGTTAATCGGAGTTCTCACTGATATTTTTACTCTCTTAATAAGAATTCTTGAATTATTCAAAAATCGTATTTCTTTTTCAATGTCTCCTGTTTCTAGACTCATTCGAGCATATAATGTTCCTGGCCAATCTACTATACTCAAATCAATAACACCTTCGTAAGTTACTAAAAATGGGTATTCAGGAGAAAATTTACCCCAGTGAGTAGCCGCCGCGGATTCAGCGGTGGCCCAAAAAATTCCTAATTTTGGTAAGGTTATGGGATTTACCGATGAGTGTAAAGTCATACGACGCCAACATAAATCTCCGTTTAACGATTCGTATTCCCCAACAATGTCTTCATACCTGATTTCTTGTTCATTGTAAATTTTTTGTTCAATTTCTTCATCTGTGTATTCGTCTGGCAGTTCGGCCCACGCATCATATTCATTTTTATAACCATCACTATTTTTTAGATCGTTCCATATATTATTCCAACTTGGGATTGTATTGGATGATTTCAGTCTGGTACGTCTAAACAGATAATCTCTTTTTAACTCTTTTTGTTTTTGAGTTAATTCAGGCAATAGAGATTTTAACTTAATCATATATTTTCCTTTACCGGCAACACAATACCCTTCACATCAAAATCTCTAAGTTTATTCAATGTCATTACTCCACCTTCAACAAACCATTTTGCCATCGCTCCCGAACCATGCACTACATTAAGGATTTGATCTATCGCAAAAAGTTTCTCTTCAGGAATATTTGCGCTGTATCCCTTCATCAATAAATTGTAAAGATGTTTCGCCACATCGCTGTATCTTCCCATACCACCATGACCATCGCCCGATCCTCTCCACAACTGACTGCCTGACCTATCCGACATAAAAGTAGCAAACCGGTCAAAATCATCTCTAGTCAGTTCATCATAACTATCTTTTCCAAACAGCTCTTCCATTCCATGATTCCACCAATCTGAATTGAGCATGATTTTGATGGCGCATTCCTTGATTATGTCCCAAATCTTATCAAGTTTTTCTTCATTAACTCTACCATATTTGGCGTAAGTGTTCCAGACAATAATCAAATCTCTAGCAGGTATTAATCTCCACGATTGGTGTTTTTGACCGCGCTGCCATTCGTTTTCTACTTCATCCCTAATCTCATAATAATCGTGCTCAAAATCACGATCTCCTATCGACTCATAGATAATATCCGCCAACTTAATCATATAGATAAATATGTCTTACCATCAACAAAAAACCCCCAACTTCACAGTCAGGGGCTTTGGGTCCAGTTAACGTGCGTCAGACTTAGGCGTTAGGGAAACTAGCTCCTGTTGGCAGGATGTTGAAGTCCAGTATGATGAATTCAGCCGTTTTGGTTGGCTTCAAGTAAATCTGACCATACAAGATGTTGCGGTCAATAACATCTGGCGTATTATTCTCTTCATCCATCTTGACAAAGAAAGCATACAAACCAGATCGTTGTTGCACCGATTCCAGATATGGATTGACGATGCTCAAGAACTTGTTGCGTGTCGCGGCGACGTTTTGCTCGAATACCAAGTATTTGCTGGTTGAAGCAAAGAACTTCTTGATGTTGATAAGCAGGCGGCGAACGTTGATGCGGTCAAGCGCTGAAGCAGCGTCTTGCAGAGTCTTCTGACCCCAAACCACGATACCGGAGCCTGGGAACGATGCGATTGGGTTGACTTTACCCTCATACAACGTATCACGCTCTTCATGCGTAGTGCGGTCAGTAACTTGTACTGCGGTTGGGATGCCACCGCGGTTCAGACCGGCTGGTGCGAACCATTCGGCGGCCGTCTTGTCGTTAGCTGCAAAAACAGCAGGCAATACAACTGACGGTGGAACCGTTACAATCTTGTTGGTGTTGACATCAATTACTTTCACCCAAGGATAATAAGCAGCTGCGTAGTTGGTATCCCACTGAGCGGCGTAAGCTACAATCTCATCGACCTGACCGCCCGCTGGATTTCCATCGTCGGCGTAGAGGTCCATGATGTAGAAGCAGTCACCCCGTTTTTCACACATGTCAACGACAAGGTTACAAACGTATGGATGATGTTGATAAACGATGCCCGGCACAACAATCAAGTTGATGTCGAACTCATCGGCGTTGCCAAGGGCCACGATAGCCTGTTGATAAGCGATTGAACCGGCTGCGGTGCTCGTTGAACAATCCATACCCTGTTGATTTCCAGGAAGGATATCGCCGCCCACATTAATTGAAACGGCGGGTGACTGACCATCAAATCCACCTTGGAAGCCAAACACAAATTTACGCATCTTGACGTAGGTAGTTTCATTGACGGCATCATATACCGCGGGAACGATGTTGTCGCTACTCAGATAAGAACCGGTGCCGACACCATTGATTCTCAAATCCGAATCCAAAGCAAACTGAATGTTTCTGCCGATGCTAACATACGACCCAAACGCTGGAAGCGGAGCCATATATTCTCGGTTGTCGTCGGCTGCACCGTTTCCAGTAGAGGTCAACGGATACAAAGAAGTCAACTCAGCGTCTGCACCTGTAGGAGCATCGTCAAATGAGATACCCGATGGATACTTACCAGGATTCAAACCATAGACGGAAGCCTTGCTGTATTTCATTGTGGGCACCCATGCGCCCGCTGAACTGTTAATCGGCGTAACATACGCTTCGAAGCCGTATGGAACTGCGCTGACAGGAATTATGCTATCAGCCATTTCAACACGAACATTCTTGCTGTTGTTAGAGAACGTGCCAAACTCAAGAATCTTGCCACGATAGTCGATGTAGCTGTATCGATCACCCACTCTGCGAGCCACATAGTTCGAAGAATCTGGGTTAAGATTACAGTTACCGAATTGTTCAAGGATAACCGGTTTCTTATCGGTATCGCTGTATTTGCGAATGGCCAACGTAAATGAACCCCAATCTGAACCGGCGACTGTGCCTGCCAGTTTGACGTTACTGATTTCAATCTTGTATTGAGTATTGGTTGAAGTGCCGTCATTCAATGTATGGAGACGGAACAGGCGGAATTTAGTCGCGGAACCGCCACTCTGCCAAGGCGCAATCATTTGTGAAAGCACCCAAGGCGTAGTAGCATTGGTGATTGAGAATCCACTGTCATCATTGGTCAAGTCACGGGAATAAGCATCCGTAAAGTCCAAAGGATCGCCGGCAAACATTGTAGCTCCGTTTGGAAGCGCACTTCCTGTAATCTTCCACTTGGTCGGACTGGCAACCACTTCAGTCAACGCGTTTTCAAACACATTATACAGATAGGCGGCTTCAATCTTTTGACCAGAAACTTGCAGGTCAGGATCGCCCGCGGTTGGATCATTACCAAATACATTGGTGATATACTTGGTGCTGGAAGCATCCGTGGAGAACTGATACACGCCGTAAGGTGTCGTGCTGTTCGACTCCTTCAGGGTAAGGTCAAAGTTGGTTGTAATCGTCGCGGTTCCCGCAATCGAACTTCCCGTCTGCATGGTTGAACCATTGAATCCAGGAGCCGTCAAATCGCTGATGCCTCCTTTTTGAGTATCAGCCAAAACAGCCAATATTCTCATGTCGGCAGCACCAGAAGTCCAAGTATTGGTGCAATCATTAAACGTTGGCGTTCCTGCTGAGGTAAACTGTCCGCTGTAATAACCGAACGAACCTGAAAGAACACCAGCAATGTAAAGAGCTGGAACACCACACGAATTTTTCATGGTTTTGAAAGAACCACTAAGCAATTTTATAGTGCCATCAAATGGTTCAGTTCCGCCGGTGAAAGTAAGTGTTGTGGTATCACCAAACGAACCGCTAAATGTACCAGCCGCAAAAGACGCTGAAACAAGTGAAGCTGAATTTGGCCCAAGTTTTGATGGAAATACTGGATTAGCAGTTATCGTTGTCGTTCCAAGAGATATTGTCCTACCGTAATAAACAATACTACCACTTGTAGAGGTTAAAGCAGTACCGTCCGCGTAGTCGGCTGCTGCCGATTCAAATGTGGTTGTAAAAGATATGGATGTAAATGTCAATGAATTGGTGTCTGGAAAACTCATGCTTTCAGTATAGCCCACTGCGAATGTTCCTGACGGATAGAGATAAGAAGTCGATTGATGTAGATTACCTGCGGAAACGTTGCGCGGCCAAGATCCCGATTCGGCCCAGATAACAAACGGATAGTTCTGTTTGTATCCCGCCAATCCACCTACGCGGCAGATTGTGACCAAACCACGTTCGCTCAAATACTCAGCGGCGGTGTAGGGTCCGTAGTATGTGCCGTCAGAAACGCCAAAGGTATTTTGGAGTGTACCAAGATCACGGACTAGGGTTGGCCAAAAGGCTGGACCTTTTGGAAATGGAGCTACAATGACACCGCCTATGTCAGCTACGCCTTGAGCGATACCAGATTGGTCATTTTCACGGGTGAAGACACCCGGACTTACGATGCGGTCAACTGGACTGAATGTTCCACCTTCTTGAATAGCCATGTGTTTATCTTTCTAAATTGTTATTGTTCAACGTTACAAGCCAGACTCAATTCTGACTAAATATAAATATATTTGATTTTTGGAAAAGATAAACGAAATATTAAGTCGTAGAACTCTTATTCCATATCAAGATTGAGGAATGAAAAGACCATGTTTAAGGTCCAGATTGCCTTCACCATATCGTTTTAAAAGATCTTCAACAAGGTCAGCTTCTTTCTTTTGAAGCTCTTTCCAATCAGCTTGAACCTGCAATTCCCGGCTCGCTACTGCTTTGATAGCTTCATCAATCCCCATTTTTTCAAGATATAACTTACCGAAGTCTTCAAGTTTGGTTTGATACTGATTTTGTATTTCCCGAATCTTATTCAGGTCTTCTTCTGGTATTTTGATTGGTTCTGCCATAACTTTTCTTTCTTTTAAAAAATAAACGCTCGTCTTCGTATTACAGGTGTTGGAGTCGGTCCAAATCCTTCAGTAATATCCATTACGGGAGCTTCATTTTGCCATACGACAAATTCTTGTTCGGGAGTAAGGGTGACTACCGGAACTTCATTCTGCCAAACTAAAAATTCATTGGTTTCGTTCATGTAACAACAATATGGTCAAAATAAGCAGGAATCAAAAATGACGCTGTATTCATATTATGTAATTCAACCCAAGTTGCATCTGTTCCTGTCGCAGAAATGGAAATGGGGCCGATAGTAGTCCAACCTGCGCCTGCGGCTGCACTACTACTTAAATCCTGGTTAATACCTATGTTTGGATTCGCCTTAACCACCAAGCTCGGCCGTAAATCTCCTGTCACCGATCCTGACTGCTTTGCGTTTACCGCAATCGTTCTTGATCCCGTTTGAACAACCCAACGAAATCTATAGTAACCACTTTTAAGTTCCAAAGAAGGTATGGTCGGACTTCCTTCCACGACACTTTTAGTCAGATAAGGTTGTAGGTGTCGGCCCCCTGGACAATTACCTTCGGAATCGGTAGGTCCGCCAATAGATATACCCCGTAAAACATTAGCTATACCACCCGCCGGGTTCATATGTTTTATTGCAGTATTAAAAAACACGTCCATACCTATCGGAAATATCAAACTTCCTGAATAGACTATATCAGCCATAATTAACTTGTCTCCACCGTGTTACTGGTTTCAATACAATATACCCCAGAGTTGCCACTTTGTTTGAGAATATGAAATTTCCTACCCACTAAATCTCCTGAGCCTGTAATATTTTGTGCGTCAGTAACATTAGCTATAGCATGACAAAACTGCCAAAATCCACGCATAGTTCCTCTGATATATGTGCCAACATTATCGTAAACCCAAACAGGACTTAAAATGACCGCATTATTACATGAATTTGGATATACCACTGCGCCCAAAAGATTGACTGCGCTCGCGCCGCCGCCGAAGGGATAACCACCCATTTTCCCAACAGTAATACTATCGGCTGCTGCAACAACTGTTCCCATACTACCTGCATTACCTGACATGAAGTGGCCTGTAACGGCCGTTGTTATAATGGGTTGAAGTGTATCCAATCTATCACCGGCTGCAGTTGTGGTATTTTCTACAACTTTACCAACGATCAACGCTTGACTTGTAGAAATAGGAAGCGCCGGGGGCATATACAAATCACCAAATGAAAATCCTTGCCAAGTTCCCGCTGTATCGGTCTGAATAAAACTATAAAATGAACTAGAGTCAGCAAAAAATCTCCAATTTCTCACGGTTGTAGTATCTGCACTTTTTCGAGCTACAGCCATCGATGAACCCGTTGGGAATGGATTGCTTCCTGTTCCACACTCTGAGCATACCCACGGATATCCTGTCATTCTAGCTTCCCGAGCCGCACCGGCCCCCGGTCCATTGTCATTGACATAAAGATAATTCATTGAACCAGTTCTCTGTTGGAAAGTTGCCAAAACCATGTTTCCAGCACTGGACGAAGAATAGGTTAAGTTCCATCCTGCTGGCGACTTCGAACCATAACCGATCACCAAACATTTATGTAGTAAATTATTTAATGAACCGTTGGAACCACTCATTATAGGCGATCCCACGTCGCTCGCCGAATACATTGTTAGTTGTGAGGTATATGCCATATTAAAATGTTTCCACGGTCGGACTTACTTCCATACAAAACATTCCCGCATTTGCACTTGGTTTTACAATATGATAAACTCTGCCAGATGAACCACTCATTATTTGATTGTCTCCAAAATTAGCAATTGGATGACATATATGCCAAAATCCTCTCATTCTTCCCCGAATTGAAGAATTGGAATTTTCGTAAACCCACACCGGAGCAATGTAATAGCCGTTATTTATCGGATTTAGGGGTGTAATAGTTCCATACATTACATACGTGTCTCTCGACCCTTTACAATAATCTCCATGTTTTCCAACTGTGATACTGATACCTGCTCCTGTCCATGTATGAGCCATAAAATGACCGGTTGTTGCCGTAGTCAAATTTGTTCCAAATGCATCCAATCTATCTGCGGCTATCGTTGTAGTACCTTCTGCACTTGACCGACCAATAATAATTGCTCTGCCTGGATCTGAACCAGTCGCTAAAGAATAGATATCACCAAAAGCAAAAGTATAAAACGCTGTAGTAATTGTAGGATCGCCTGTTCGTATAAAACAATACAACGAACTAGAATCAGCAAAAATTCTCCAGTCTCTTATTGTTGTATTATCAGCACTTTTTCTGGCTATAACATATGAACCACTCGCCGTCTGGCCCACTCCTTGAGAGCCTGATGGAAATGGATTGCTTCCACTATCATTGGTGAAAAGAGAATCAACCCCCCAAATTCTCGCTTCTCGCGCAGCGTGTGTTCCCGGTCCATTGTCTTGTACAATCAAACAAGCTAATGATCCCGTATTCATTTTATAACAACCTACTTTATTACCTGTGTTGGGAAAGGGTTTAATCCAGCCGGCTCCAGATTTAGAACCATAACCATTCACAAGACACGCATCCAACAAATCAACAAGAGAACCACTAGTCCCATAAAAAATAGGAGCACCTACATCGCTGGATTGGTATAACTTAAATTGAGACAGATACATAATCTGTTAGTTTGTTTCTACGGTATTGCTGGTTTCAATAGCCCAAAAACCACCCATAGGTCCCTGTTTTACTATACGCCAGGTTTTTCCCGCATAATCTCCTGCTCCCGAAAAAACCTGACCATCTGCAAAATTTGCTAGGGGATGACATACATGCCACATTCCCCTCATTCTTCCGCGCAATGGCGCCACAGTAGTAGCAGTTTCAGCTACCCATATTGGACTAAGATAAAACGCCCCGTCCGCAGGATTTGGACCAGGTATTCCCCCTGCCATTGCATGTTGAGCCATTGCTGTACCCAAAGCAACACCACTTTTGCTGAAATCACCCACTTTCAATATCTGAATACTCTGCCCACCGCCACCAAAGCTTCTGGCTATTACCGAAGCAATTGTAGTCGGAACCTGTAAGGTATTAACTCCAATGTTATCATTTGGATTATTCAGCGCGGTGGATGTAGCAAGCGTTTCCGCACCTCTAGCTTCAATCATACATTTCCATACATCCGCCGGTCCAGCCAATGAGTATATATCTCCAAAAAATAAAGCGTAATAATGTCCAGCAGTATCTCCTGCCTGAACAAAAAAATACAGAGTATGAGCATCTGCAAACATTACCCAAGGTCGGGGTGTAGTATCAGCCGTAGCACTTTTTCTTATTACTGTTCTACCGCCAGCAAGTAATTGTGATGGCAAAGGAAACTGACCGGAGCCGCTACCCACTGAACTTGTAAACGGCCAAACGGCGCCGCCGACCGAACACGATAAATTATATAAACTTTCCCACCCGATAGCGTAAGCTTCTCGTGCACCATTGCCGCCAGCGCCACCAACTTGAGTACCCGCTGAATCGTTTATCACCAAATGCATTCTTGAACCCGATGGTTGCTGCCAACAACCGATATAACCAACGCCGGCACTGGCAGTATTCGGAAGTGGTTTGGTCCAACCCGCTTTAGGTTTACTGGCATAACCATCAACTAAACATGCGTCAAAGATAGGCAAAAGACTACCTGAAGTTCCCGTGACATATCCCGGACTACCGGAATCTGCACTTGAATAAACTATAAATTGTGATGTCGGCATAAATTAACTTTCTTGTATTTTATACATATCTATCATAACAGAATTTTCATTTATTTTAAGGATAGGAAGCCTCCACAACAACCGTCCAATAAGTCGATACGCCCAAGGTAATCACATTGAAACGAAGTTTATCTCCACTAACCACAGTACCAAAACTACCAACCGAAGCCGTCTCAAACAAACCATATGAGTGTGTAACGGCTCCAACAAGTGTTGCTGAAAACGATTGAGTAATCGATGATTTTTCTATATTAATGGAAGACGTAGAGGTTTCAGCCGTACTACTTCTTATCACTAATCGTCTTATGCTCCACGTCACAGGTGTAGTTCCATTTAAAGGGCTATAGGGAACGGGAATCTCTGCTGGGTCGGCTCCAGTTGCAGTCGGTGTATAAGCAGCGCACAACACAATGGAACGACCATAAGGTGCATTTTGCGCCCAACTAGCTGTGCCAAATAAACTACTGGTATAAGTAGCCGCTGCACCGTCTGGCGCCCAAGATGCTGATATCGCATTCTCAGCCCAGCTCGCAGTTCCCTGTAATGAAGCGGTGACACTGGATGCGCTGATATTTCCAATCACATCCAAAGTATTAGTCGCAGTTGTTCCGCCTATGGTGACTTTGACCGCATCCGCACCTGTTCCACCAATAACGCAGATGTTGGATGACGATACTTTCGCGTTGTAACCGATGGCTATAGATTTTGCAACATTTAGTCCAGCAGCTAATGTATCTGCATTAGAACCAATAAATGTAGTGTAAGCACCGAAAGCTGCATTAAATCCAGCATTGTAACCAACCTGGACTGCTTCGGTTGCCGTAGTTGCATTATAACCGGCTTGATTTCCAATCTGAACTGCCTGGGTTGCGGTGCCGCTATTTTGTCCAGCTTGAAATCCAACCTGTGTTGCATTAGTTGCCGTAGTTGAATTTATTCCGGCCTGACTTCCAATTTGAGTTGCGCCGGCCGCATTTGTTGAATTAAGCCCAGCTTGATAACCAATCTGAGTTGCATCAGTTGCAGAAATAGGACTAACCATTCCAGCAAAGTTACCAACTCTTATTCTCTTGGTCGCCGTGGTAAACTGTAGTAAATCAACTACATCGAAGTTTTTTACAACAGAATATGAACCGGAAAGATAACTTGCGGAAATAGCCGTTGACGCAGTGTAAGAAGCTGAAGCCCAAGATGCGGATATTGCTACATCAGATGGAGTTGGGGGTGCGTATGTGGCTGATACGGCATTCTCCGCCCAACTAGCTGTACCAAATAATGAACTGGTATATGTCGCCGCAGCGCCTACCGGCGCCCACGAAGCTGTCTCAGCCCACGATGATGAAACCGCTTTAGTAGCCCAGCTAGCCGTGCCAAATAACGAACTGGTATATGTCGCCGCAGCGCCTACCGGCGCCCACGAAGCTGTCTCAGCCCAAGAGGAGGAAACTGCCCAGCTTGCTGTACCAAACATTCCGTTCGATGAGGTTATATTGGTAACATACAAGGTGTTCCAGAATGATTCAGTACTGCCTAAATCATAGACTGAAGTGGGTATTGCATGGGCGGAAAAATTTATATCATTTTGTCTTATACTCAACGCTATTGCCAGAGCCAATCCATCTTGAAATTCAAAACTTACATCGTTTATTAGATTTGGTGAACCACTAATATTAAATAAAATATTTGTTGGTTTTATTTGTATTGTAGTACTCGCAGTTACATCCGATATATCTGAGAATCCACTTTCATTTGTTAGTTGATTATTACTCCATTTTGGTAAACTGTTATTGGTTTTACCTGAATATAAAATATTCGATGCAGTGTAAGACGCTGATGCCCACGACGCTGATATTGCTATGTAAGATGCAGACGCCCAACTAGCCGATGCTACTGCGTTCACCGCAGTTGATCCAGGCGCCCAAGATGCTGATACTGCATTTTCCGCCCAACTGGCTGTACCAAACAAAGACGAAGTATAATCCGGCGCGGCTCCATTAACTGTATCAACAGCCCAACTGGCTGTCCCAAATAATGAACTGGTATAATCAGCCGCAGTTCCTCCCGGCGACCACGAAGCCGTTTCAGCCCAGCTAGCTGAAACAGCTTGTGATGCAGTGTAAGACGCCGATGCCCAACTGGCTGATGTAGCTGAAGTCGCTGCGAAAGATTGTGAGGACCATGAAGAACTATCTGCGGCTGCAGCATCTTGTGCCCAACTGGCCGATTCCGCCCAAGACGCAGTGATTTGATACGTGCTACCGGTAGCAATATAAAACCGGTTAATAACAACAAATGCGCAGGGTTTGTTATTTCCTGGTACAACTCCTATGGATGTATCATAACTTACTGGTATGGTAAACCAACCCGTGTTATCAGCAGGAGTATCAGAAACGGTGAATAAAAATGCATTAGCCGCATCGTCTTTTTGTTGGATGTATAACTGAGTACTACCGCTTCTAAATCTACTAAATATTGTTGAAGCGTCCAATCCTCCATTCGTAATATCATCAACGTAAATATTTGCTATGCTAGCCGGCGCAGCACTATTAAATCGGAATTTTCCTGAACCGGGATCGCCCGCACCTGTAGTCGTGTCAAACTTATACTCCAGTGGTAGGATTACATTGTTAAAAGCACCAGGATAGATGTAGGATGCGGTATAAGATGCCGATGCCCAACTAGCCGATGTAGCTGCGAAAGATTGCGAAGCCCAGGAAGCTGAAGTCGCTGAAAACGACTGCGAAGCCCAGCTAGCTGAAGTAGCTGTAAATGATTGCGATGCCCATGAAGCTGAAGTCGCTGCGAAAGATTGTGAAGCCCAACTGGCTGAAGTAGCTGCGAAAGATTGCGAAGCCCAGGAAGCTGATACGGTTGATGTTGCTGAATAAGATGCAGAGGCCCAACTAGCTGATGTAGCGGCGAAAGATTGAGACGACCAGGAAGATGATGCTACTGCGCCCACCGCAGTTGATCCAGGCGCCCAAGAAGCACTCACCGACTGAGATGCCCATGAAGCCGTAAACATATAGGGGTCGAACGGCCCTCTATCGCCCATGAAAGATGAAGTGTAAGAAGAAGAAGCCCAACTGGCGGATGTAGCTGCGAAAGATTGTGAAGCCCAGGAAGCTGATACGGCTGTCGAAGATGGCGGCGCCGGCGGCGAATACGTGGACATGAAATTTGTAATGGTGTCCGCCGTTAAATTACCCGTAGTCGGGTCGGTAAAAAACATGAGGCCCGAACCAGAGATATGGATTTCTTCCCAGACCGCATTAGTCTCTTCACGCTGTAGAATAACTACATCTCTTTGATTTACTATTGGTTTTGGACCTGCCATCTTATCCCCTATTCATCACTCATAAATATAGAGGAGCCTGGATTTATATGGAGTATATCAGTATTGACTTACACAGGAAACAAACCTAAAACAAAGTCAGGATCTCCATTATCAATATCGGATTCATTAAATGTGATTATGGTTAATCGCTTTAAAAGATTTTTATATCTTCCCCAATACACATCACCAAGATCTATATTCTCTAAAATTGAATACGGCACAAACCACCTACCATCTTTAAGTGGAATCGGCACTATTTGCCGATCTAAATTTTGTGCATTGTAATCGTCTAACTCACCCTGAAATCGAATTGGAAATAATATACCTTGCATTATATGATTCCTCCACCCAAACTTTTTCTTAATTTTCTCACTGCAATATACAGATTTGAGCTTTCATGCGCTGTAAAACCTTTATGAAATGCTGCAAATGAAAATCGTTTTGAACACTTATAACCAGGAGTTGCATTACCATCATTAGCCGTAAATACATACGCGGTTTTATTAGGTGGTGATGTTGCAGTAACATTATTTGTACCAGAAACAAGAGTAGAATGTACCGCACTAAAACCACGATATATCACTTGAGCGTTTCGAGCTGTTACATTAAAAGAAAAATATCCCTGAGATTTCAAAGCGGCATTATTTACACTAATGCGGTCGCCGGTGAGAACATTACCAAAATCCCAAATCGAAAAACCTGAAAAAGCAGCATATGCGCACCAATCATCATTTCCTGTGGCCGAAGCTATGCCCGCATCTCGGTGACCGAGTTCGCCGCCGGTTACAGTATCCGTCATCAACGTTATACCATTACTACCCGTGTTAAGTTGTGCGGTACTTGATGGATTTATACCTGTATTCAACCATTTAGTAGTATCACTTTTTAATCCGTTTATAGCTAAATCTGCAGCTACAAAATTAGAATTCGTCCAGGGGTCATTACCGACGCTACCCGAATTAACCAGAGGAGTGATAGACGCAATTAAATTATCCGGCACAAAACAATTACAAGCTTTTATTTTTGTTAATAAACTGTATATGTTTAAGTCATAATAAAATTGATTAACAGCTACCATTGTTTTAGAAGAGGGAGCGCCGCCGCCATTTTTTATAACCCTATAATACCAGTCGCTTACTTGGGGATGTATCTGGGTTGCAACTAATTGTTGTGAAATAATAGGAATACCAAGCATACATTATAATTGAGCATTAAACGATCCCATTACCGTTCCTTCGCCCGTTGCCCTCAACCATAACATCGCCGCTCTACTTGCGGAGAGAGCTGTCGGCCAGCCGCCTCCCAAATTGACCCACCCGGCTGGAAACGATAATGAACTGGTCGAAACTGTAGTATTAGTTATGTAAAGTAGAATATCCGAAACATAATTCGCCGCCGGTAGATTTGAACAGGTGAAACTATATGCCTGAGCCAATGTAATATTCGTTTGTTTATTTGGTGGATTAACAAAACTTGTGGTAATACATAATGTATTTCCACCAATAGTACCCGTCGCAATGGTTTCGTATAGTTGTGTTACATCCGAAAATGAAGCCGTCACAGCATTCGTTGCCCAACTTGAAGTAATATAATAGATTGAACCTGTAGCAAGAGTGGTTCCGCTGCCTCCTGCACTATTAGCAGCAAAGGAAGCTGTAACAGCATAAGACGATGAGACAGCATTGGAAGCTGACTGTGCCCAACTGGCTGTTCCCCAAAGTGAACTGGTATAGTTGGGAACCGGCGCCCAAGAAGTTGTTACAGCATTATCAGCCCAACTGGCTGTTCCAAATAACGATGAAGTATAGTTGGGAACCGGCGCCCACGAAGCTGTTACAGCATTTTCCGCCCACGATGATGTACCAAAAAGTGAACTGGTATAGTTTGGCAATGGAGCGAAAGAAGCGCTATCTGTTTTCAATGCGAAACTAGCCGTTCCAAAGAACGCTTCTACTGAAGAACTGGCGTAGAACTTACTGGCTGATACATTAACACCCGCGTTGGAGTTGACTAGTTCGCCCCCAACCACAAACAAATCTGCGCCGTAGTTCTTTAGCCCAACCGTTGTAGCCGTTGGGTATTCTGCGTGGCCCAAAACAAGTCGTTGG